GCATCTCGCTGGTATGGAGTGGTTGCGGTGGTACCATCAGTGACGGTGGCGGGTTGCTGAATACCGATTGCTCTATTATGCGCTCGCACGGACTCGGCGCGGATGTGCAGCCAGTCAGCATCATTAGCAATGCACTGCTTATTAGTATTTTCTTGGGCATACTCAATCACCTTTTTCTCTATAGTTCGATATTGAATTCGGATGTCAGGTTGTTGCTTGGCAAGGATAACAGCTAGGGTAAAGGCTTCATCTTGCTTTTGTTCATACTTATCAAACAGGGCATTCTGCTCTTGTTGGGCTTTGGCTAAAGTCGTCGTTACGCCATAGTCATAAGAGAGATAAGCGATAGCAGTAAAAGCAGCAACGACGCCAAGGTTTTTAACTAACGTGAGGTGGCTTGCTAACATGATCACCACCCATTCAAACAGACGTGTTGTTCTTTGTTTCTGCGTTTGGGAATGCCACCACAGTTGCTTTCGACAATGAGACAGTTCTTACCATTTACGTAAATCCATCTAGGGTATTGTTTACATGCTCCAATGTTGTCGCCCTGGTTGAACTTTTTAAGGAGAGTCGAGCTTTTGAAATTGCCTGCCCCAAGGTTATAAACAAAGCTCACCATCATGTCGTATTCGCCTTGTTTTGGCGTTTTAGTGATGTACTTTTTAACCACCTTCTCAGCCGCAGCAACGCTTTCAACAAACTTCTCTGCTGCTTGACGTTCAGTAATCTTGGTGTGTTCTGTTACACCTTTGGTATGCCCGAGCCCGACAGTCCAAACATTGGCGCTGCATTGGTAGGCTTTAAGCCGGCATCCTTCTTCATTAGCGATATGACGCAAGCCGTTTTCGCTCACGCTCAGTTCTGAGTCAATATTAAAGACAATGGCAAGTATGGAAGCGACAGCGCAAACCGTACCCTGAATCGCTCTTGTTTTAATCGTCATGCGGCGCCATCCTCTTGAGCGTTTAATTTAGCTAGCTTCGCTTTGTTGAGCTTGATGGATACGGCGTAATGTTTAATCGCCATAATGCCAGTGATGATACCTACTGCCGCGGCTATTAACTGCGCGATATCATTCACACCAAAACTCACCATGGTGGATAAGATAGAGGTGATGGCTTTCTTTATCCCGGTGGCATCTAACAGCGATACGACAAGCGGTTTTGCTCCAGTTTCGTTCATTTAATTTCTCTCGTAGCTTGTGAATAGTGCCCCCATGAGCCAGTCTAAATTGCTGAGTTTTAAAGGGTAGTGGTTGGATTTCTAGTGGTGGGATATAGAAGTGTGAGTAAAAAAAGCCCCAGAGTGGGGCTTTGATGTTGGTATTAAATGATGATTGGAGTTCCGCTATCTGTAACTGGACGTTGTGGACGTTCGCCATGCGGAAAGTCTGGTGTCGATGGGTAGTCACGCAGTACTTGTTTGTAAGCTTCAACCTCTGCGAAATATGGGAAGCTTTCGCCGTAGTTTTTCGCATCAACGTAATCGAGCTCTTGATTGCGCCATACTTTTTCTTGATCAATTTTTGTTTGCTCTCGCTGCTCTGGTGTTGTAGCCGTTTGAGTTAGAGCACATACGAGCTTACCGTTAAGAAACAGTTGTTGAGTGTAGCGTTCTCCGTTCTGAGGGCGAACATTCACTTCTTTGCCATCGATGATGAATTTAACTTGTTTATGCATTACTGGACCTCTACGTCACACCAACCTATATGAGCAGCACCGCTACCGCCTAACTCAATTGTTAAGGTTTTAAAGGGCACTCCAATCAGTGCAAAAATGGATGGATAGGAATTTGATGACTCCGAACTAGCATTGTTTTTATTCAGATACACAAATGCAGTATCACCGCCACTATCTGGCGGCAAAAGAATGTCAACTCCATCTATTGTGAGTCTTCTAATATGGACAGTGTTTGGGCTTCCGGTCGAATAGGCCATGTTAATGATACAGTGTAGGTCGCTTGGCGCACTAATATTCAAAACCGCACCGTTAGCGGTAGAAAAGAACATTGCACCGTATACCCATCCAGAATTCCCGCCTTCTGTACTGTCTGGCATGGTGATTGACGGTTGATTAACAACTTTATAATTCATTCCTGAAGCCGCAGGATTTTTTAAGTCTGTGCTCATACGTACCACTCCCCGTCAATAAACATGAATAAATACTCTACATGAGATGTCACCACGTTCACCGTTGTGTCTTTCTCTCCTGTTGATTGAATCGTAATTTGTTTACCGTCTGGTGCATCAAACGATAGTTTTTCTCCCCCTGGAGAAACAGGTATCTCCACGCGAACGCGACATACGCAATCGCTACCAGGTGTAGGCAGTTTTATAGGCTTGAGCACTTTAAAAATGTTGAGCTTGTTGAGCGCTAGTTCATCGTGTTGGGTTTTTATGACGTTTGGCTCGCTATTTCTACTCAACGCCGTGCTTAATTTCTTCGCTGTTACTATTCGCTCATCATCAACGCCTGCGGCCACTTCTGCATCTGTCGCTACTTCAGCAATACCAGGTGTCTCTTCAGTTGCGTAAGGAGTCGTTGCCACTTCGACAGTAATATTGTCGATGCGTGATGCTGAAAGGTTTAGGTCAAACACCTCAGTTACGATGGAGTTAGCACGCTTTAGAGTCATCACTTTGCCATCGTCACTGTCCACACCAAATAGAGTTTGGGCTTCATCGTCTAAGTGGTAACCGATCTCTTTGCCTTCAAACTCTTCCTTTCCAACGAAGTCGGCTTCAAAGTGAAGATGGCCTGTTTTAATGATGCGGCCACGAATCACAGGCTTGCGGATGATTTCCGCGCGTAGCTCGGTTTGGTCTTTGGTTGGGGTATAACCTTCTGTGCCGATACTGATGTGAGATATTTTAAACTCGACACCCAGATCACCGGCACGAACGGATGCAGCTCGACCTGCATCTGTAATTACTAGCGCCATTATTGAGTTACCTCGTGTGTATGTGTTGTCCGGATATGCCGCGCATTTGCAAGCCCTGTAAAGTGCTCGATGGTTGGGCATATTTCGTATTGATGAATATTTCGCGTGACTTGGTAGTTAGCGGCTTGCACGTAAAGCGTGGTCTCGTTGTTGTAGAGCCATTGAATCTCAGTATGCGGTAGTCGCTTATCTTCAAAGGCTTTCCATGCATCCCCGGCGCTTGAGCGTGACGATGACTTAAGCGAGACATAAATGAGATTCGGTGTTGCTACGTCGTCGTAAACCGTGCCGCTTTCTTTTCCTGTCACTTCAAACAGCAGGTCTTGATAGTCATTGATTTTCCAGCCAAAGAGATCATCTTTAAGCTCTGTAAGTAGGGATAGCTCTACTTCGTCATGCGTGGTTTTGAAGTCTTGTGCCATGCCCTCAATCAGATTGGTCAGCTCTTTGTTTTCGACCTCTTGCCAGTAATCGCCTTTGGGTAGTAGTGCACGGATAGAGTCAGCAAAGTCGCTCTCGCTGTAATCAATGATTAAGTCGGAGGTGTCCATGTTACGCCTCCTATTGTGTGAATTTGATTGTTCTCAATGGTCACTTCATCAAGTGGCGCTTTGAGAATAAAACCACTGGTAATCTCTGCTACCACCAGAGTGATGTCCGTTGGGGTAATTGGTTCCGGTTTTTGCGTCTCTTCATCGATCACTCCCATCTTGCCTTTGATTAAGTCTTCCAGTGCGGTGATAACATCTTCACGTACGCTTTCGTCTTCAATGCCCTGGATCTCAATATCAATCGGCATTTTCTGAGGTTGATGAGCAAATGGGTGACAACCTGCAAGTCGGTTTGTCTCAAATGCTTGCTGGACCAGGTTCATCACTTCATCACTGACGGCAGGGTTGTTATTTCTTGCACCTATATAAACCTCAACCATGCCGCGCTTTGGGGTGTTATCGAGTGCCCAAGCAAAATCGACATCAGCATGAGCAGAAATCGCCCATGACTCATAGTCTTCACGTTTACCGATCATTTGGTTTTTATTGAAGGCATTAACTACGCGGCCTCGCCAGTGTTCAAGCTCTTCAATGCCACTACCGCCACTAATGCCGAGGCTAACAATGTTGTTTGGGTCTACGCCGTTGAGTGCTTCTGTCAGCTTAAGCTTTGCCCCGTTGGGTAGATTGCTATCCGTACCTGCTTTAAGCGCGATGACCGCTACCGCTTCGTCGCTATTTTGCTCACGAACGGTTTTGTATTCGTTGCCGGCATCATCAACCAGTACTCGACCTTTGGGGATGGTCACGACCGCCCCTGTCTGGAAAAAGCTCACTGGCCCCGTAGCGAACTGAGGTTGTAAGCGAGGCTCTTTATGCCTTGTTGCATGTAGGTATAACCAAGCCTCCGAACAGCTTTCTGGGTGTAGCTCTCGAAACAACAGGTCTTGATAGCCATACTGCCCATAGCTAACACCTGCAATGGCACTGGCGATGGCATCAATAGCAGGGTTGTTTTGACCTGTTTTCGCTATGAGCGTTGCTTTGGCTCGGTCAATTAGGTATTTCAGGCTGCGTTGAGTGCTCATAGCTCAACCTCAAACTTGGTTCCATCGGTTAAGGTGATCATAACGTTTCGTCCCATGACATTAGGTGCTTCTTCCCATGTGGTGACATCAATGCGTTTGGCGTAGCCTTCATCAATCAGCCATTGCAGGGCATCTTGATAAAAACGCCTGGCTAAGCTGATGGTTTGAGCTGTGACTTTATCGCGCTTAAGTGTCCAATCACGTGAGCCGACAATGTTCAGTAGTTCGTTGCTCCAAGTACCGCCGCGCTCGTCGCTGTCCATTCTTGCTCTATCGTTCTGAGTAGACTCAGCATAGTTATGAACACTTTGTTGTACGGCGTGGGTCATCCCCTCTTTTGAACTAATGGGGGAAGTTAGGGCGTTAAGGTTAAAGCGGTTCATTGATTGGGCCCTTGTGTTACTTTGCCTGCACCATCATCTTGGTAGTTGTGTGTATGCTTCTCGACACTTACCCCACCAAACGTCCCTGATTTACCACCAACAGCGCCGGCTGCGCTGATATTTTTCGTCACAGATAAACTTCCGCCTATGCTTACATCACCTGAAAATGATGACTTTGGTGCTGTTATTGAAACTGATGGTGCTTTCACCGAGGTTTCTTGCGTTGATGTGACCTCAATCTTCGCCATTGAGTTAATTTTGATGCCGTTATTGGTGAAGTGGACGAGGTTGCCTTTATCGTCCAGCACTGCCACTTCACCAGGCTCTAGTTCAATTTGGTGGCGTTCGTCTTCCACATTCACGGTCACACCACGAGCCGTCACCCCGCCAATAAACAGGTTGTAGGTTTTGGCGCCCACTAAAGGGCGGCTCATAAACCCGTAGTTGTGGACGCGCTTTATCTTGTCGTTCGTACGACCTGTGGCAGTTTTGATTTGCAGCATTCCGGTGGTTGCGCCTGTCACGGTTCCTGTTCCGGTAATATTCTTAATACGCGCCATTAACCGTTGTTGCTGTTGCTTTTGCGCGATGGAGCGATGCATTACTTCTGCTCCTTAAATGGTCTGAATAGTTCAATCGATGTACTTGCTGAGCTTTCGGATACCCGTAGGCTTAAAGCTTTAATTACGAGCATTTCGTTAAAACCTTGTTGCTCATCCATCACTCGTATCACTCGGTTTAATCCATCAATAGCAAGCTCTTGGAACACGTCAGCAATCGTGCTAGTTGCGGTGAGGCTTTCGGCTATGGCGAGGTCACGTTCATACCTGGCGCGAGAAAAACAGGCCTTTGCGTTTTGTAATTGGTCACAGATGATCACCATGACTCTTTGCTTATTCACGTTAGGGTTGGTGATGACCGCGTATGAATCATCCCACGCACCTTGAACCTCTGTGTGGTAGAACTGCTTGTTAAAGGTACGCTTAATACCAAGGCTTTCGATGTTTTTACCCACCTGTAGGCCAATACCTTGTATGGCTGCGTGAGCTGTGTGCTCAATAGTTAGAACACCATTGCGCTCAATCAGCATGTAACCCTGCTCACGGATGATTTGAGCAATGTTATCAACGGGTGATTCAGCCGTAATTTGAAACTCATCAACCAGGGGCATGGCGCCTATCCAGCTTTGTACCGACAGCCCGAACGGTTTCGCGATGTTTGCCAGCAGCTTGGCTACGTTCTGGTTATAGAGCGCATCCATAGTGATACGTGAATCAATCATGTTGGCACTTCTGGAGCGGCCAGTGATTGTTAGTTTGTGAGCGCTGCTTTCGGTGCTTGAATCAGTATCATCAATTTGCCCGATCAGAATTGGCTTATCATCTAAACGAAATTCAACAGGCAAAGGTGAGGTAATGCTCATCGGCGGAATGTCTGCACTGAAGGTGTGCGCAAGCTGCTCTACAGAATAGTTCAATGATGCCGAGTAAAACGGTACAAGGTTACCGCTGATAAGTAATGTGACTTTCTTCATTTCACATTCCTCACGGCAATATCACCACGCATAAAGAGTGGATGTTGCAATGCGTTCAAAGCCGTCACCATCGCTTCGCTACTTTGCTCATCATGAGCGAGGGCTAGTGCCGGTGTGTATTTTGGTTTCACCACGGTTCGGTGCGGCGTAATACCTGCAATGACTTTATCGCGCTGAGTTTGTACGTTGCCTTTGAGAGAAGTCAGACTTTCATACAGCTCCAGAGCTTCTACGGTAGAGTTGGCTGTTACTTCTCCTATGTTGGTATCAAGCGCAGATAGCAGGGCGTTGAGATCGTTTAAAATGACATTGCTATTCATTTCTCCCCCTATGCGGTTACATCGTAAGTGTCAACCGCTTCAAGCTCAGTGAGGCTTTCGCTCATCTTGACCGCGGCGGTCACCAATTGAGTGTTGTAGTGAGTGCTGGGCGGTTCTTCTCCCATCAACCCCAACATGAACGCCTGAGCCGAACGTGCATGATTTGCGGCTTCGCTGATTGAGTCAGGCTCTAGCTGCACACCTTCTGCAACGGCATCCACAGCGATGCTCATTAGGCTGGCAAAGTCTTTAGGGTCATTGCTGATACTGCTAATCGCTGAGTAGGCTGTGTTTAGTGCGTTGTTGATGTCCTGCTTCTTCTCAGCATCCAAATCAAGGCGATTAGTGATGTCTACCAGGGCATCATGCATCTTGGTGAAGTCATCTTGAGTTTGAGCAATTTCAGCTACGCTCATTTCTTCCACATCTTTGACGAACACCTTAGTAGAGATTTTTTCGACGGCGCTGGCCTGCTCTCTGGTTCTCACAATGCTTGGCGCAGAGATAGTTGGAGATATGCCGGCACGCACGAACGAAAGGCTAAGCGTGACCAAGCCGCGTTTGGTGCTGATGTTTTGGGAATAAGATTGGTAGACGAGCTTTAACTCACCAAGCCAAGGGTGTTCGAGTTCGCCTTCTGGAGAGGCTTCACAGTTCGCGATAAAGGCATTGGCATCTGCAAGGGAACTCGTGCCAACAAAGACAATTTCAAAGTTGAAGGTACGGGCCTTGCTGCCCATCACCTTGATGTGTGGCAGGTCTTCATAAGGGATTTCAACAACGTGCAGACGCTGACCGCCATCAATGGCCGTCGATAGGATGTTGAGCTTATGCCCGTTCCATCGTCCGTGCTCGTATTGTCGTTTCCACATCAGAAAACCCATCAAATCCAAGGAAAAAATCAGAATTTTGCAGAATGAGGAAAATTCGGTAGTGGGGTAGGCGCTTGGGGCTTGCGTCGGCTCACCCCTCCCTCCACACCAAAATTCAACACTGCAATTTTGCGCAATCAGAGGCGCAATTCATTTCGGTAGGTTTATTTGAGCACAGCCCTTATGGGAACAACATCAAGGGCTGTTTTAAATTGCAGATTTAGAGATCGTTCAAGATCGTTTTTTTGCGTTTTTCAAGAAAAGAGATCTTTGGTTAACTTTACTTACTTGCTTGTAAAGGGGGAGGGCAAACGGAAGCTAATAAGCGACTAACTTCCCATGCCATACCAAGTTCTGGACAATCACAGTGCATTACAATTTTGTTTGTATCATTATTAATCCAGAGCGGTCCGTTGCACCTGTATTTCTTTAAAAGTGGAGTAAGGTTATACCAGTCTTCTAAGGCGATTTCACCTTCTCCCATTAGTATGCCCTGCGCAATTGAATGGTTACCACCAGTGACCTTTATTAACATAAGTGGCCAGTAATAATTTGCAGAGTGATTGGAGGATGAAGTGAATCTTCCGTTTATTCTATTCTCGCCTATAACACCGAGGTTGTTAATTATTCTATTTGGATGCCATGGGAAAGTGAGGACTGGTTCAATTAATGAAATATAGCTGTTGGCTTGTCCTTGATAACAACCTTGTAGTTCACTAAAACTACAAAAATTAAATGCTATGTCACCACAGGCATCATGATCTGCAAGTAAGTAGGGCTCTAGCATCAATCGTGATTGTAGCCTCCGCCATATTGTACGAAGTAGATCTTTTAGACCTTCAATATTATTGTTCGCTAATAACTCATGCGCTCTTCTGAGTAGCATTTCCATTTCTAAAGAGTTTTCTTTGCAACGAGATTTTTTCTTAAACATATCTATCATTATATAACTTTGTAAGTAATGCATTATGTATACACTAACTATCAATACAGATTATTAATTTTTACACTTGAGAGAGGTTTATTCGTTAGTTTTTTCGAGTAGCTTCTTGGGGCTAAATTTGATCGGTCCCCACACAAGTTCGCCAAGCTTGATAACGCCACCAAATAGCTCTACCTCTTCATCACCTTGTTTACTTTCAATAAGTAGCAATTGATTTTTTTGGACATCAATAATGTTTTGTTGTGACTGAATTTCTCGTTGCAGCCCTTGAATAGTTGCTTCTTTTAGTTGAATTACTGAACTTTTCACTTCAAGTTGACCTTTGAAATGATTTATCTGCGTTTGCAACTGCGTCACCATGAACTGTTGTTGTGGGTCTAAAGGGTGAGCTGCGGGTAAAAATTCTGCATAAGGGAGAGCGATGTATTGCGAGAAAAGCTCTTCAATCTTTTCGAGAACTTGTTCACTGTGTTTTGATGAAATTTTTACTTGAGTTTGTTCGCCATCATTGTTCACTGAAACTAGAGCATCAATCCCAATGTTCTCGAGGAACTCACCAAACCAGATTAGATATTGGCTACATATTGATTGGTATTCTCGGGGGAATTGGAAAGTCTCAAGTATATACTCGTCCAACATTGCTTTGTTCAGTTTGTTTAAAGTGTCGTTGTTTGCTTCTAGGAGTAGGTTGGATGCGAAAGTTGCTTTTTCATTTAAGTTATCAGTAGGAGCGAGCTTTAATGTACAGCTAATATAAGCATACCCTTCATCGATATCAGTGCTTATATTCGAAGATATTGTTTGTATGTGATCGGAATATTCTCCTATTGTGAATAGTTGTTTCCAGTTGATGAGCTTTTTAGTCATAATGACTGATAGGATACAACCCTCACCTCTATTTTTGATGGTCAAATAATCAATTTCACTTCCATTTTTCGGAAAGTAATCACCATCTACAGCGAATGGGGTAGGTAAGTCTGCTACTTTGCAGGTTAGAAGCAATAAAAGAACTTCTTCGTTAACTTGTTCTATTTGATTCTTATCCTGATTTGCATGATAGATTTTTTCAGAATGAATTAAATTCCCATTCAGTATGGTGTTAAACATACCATTTTGTTCAATGACTTCTACGCCCATCTTTGCCTCATTGCTAAACTCATCAAGCCCCTCTGTTTAAATAGAGCTTGTCTCTTACCTCAAACTAACACAGAAATACATATGAAAGAGCGTGATACGGCCAACTTTCAAACTTTGATTCTGTTCAAGCTAGTTCATTCATTGGATAGTCTTACTCAAGTAAGTTGCTAATTTCAGGTTAGGGGGATGCTTCATTGATTTTCAATTTCTTGAACTTCGGAACGTCGACATTGTTCAGTGCTGTTAATTTCCAATTTATCTAGTAGGTTGTTGCTCAAGCTGATTGAAAATATCCATTTGATTTAAGTCACCCTTACAAAGCTCCGGCTGTAGTTCAGGGTCCGGCTTCTTGCCTGTTTGCTCAATGATTTTGTGTACAGAGGTTAGAGTGGTGAAAGCAACTCCGCAGTTTAGGTTTAGACACTGGCAGTAAGCCTCACGAGTCTCTCTGGTAATCGCTCGTGAGGTTGCAATTCTGGCTTTACTTTCGCACTTAGGGCAGGTGATCAGCATGTTGTTTCTCCTTAATCCTAATATTTTCGTTCAATATCTACCCCTAAGTAGTGAACGACAGAACTAGCTCTATTCACAGGAACTCTTATACCTACCTCTCTCTCGGTAAGGTAAACAGTCTGTTTTGATTGCTTTAATGTAGTCAACGGGAGAGTTTTCCCGGTTAATGAACTCCTCCCATTCTGGATCGGAGCGGTTTAACTCTTGTTCCAAGAAGAAGTTATCGATGATTTTTTTGCTTTTGGGTGGAATTCTATAGTTATTGCCACTGGACCAAGGTCGGTCGCTCCCGCTCCCTTCAGAAGCCTCCGACAAGTCGGAGTCTTTTTTAACTAACTTCCATTCAGTCTCACGGGTAAACACCACAAGCCCTGAGCCCTCAAGCCCATCGGTTGCAGTGACAATTTCACCGTATTTGTTTTCCCGTTCTTTTTTGAGTAGCTTTATTGGACGCATAGATGCACTTAGGCGGTGACCGCCCATGTAATCCATATAAACTGAAAAGAAGCCGTTATCAGCAGCTCTGCGAGCTTTCTCAAACAAGCAAAACTCTTGCTCTTCATCAATACGGCGAAGCTCTCGCCAAATTGTCACGGGCGGTGTGCGTTGAAACTGGAACTGACGAAAACAGAACGTGCGCGACCAGGCTGTTACGTTCTTTACTGTATCCTGTAACTTTGCTCGTCTATTGTCTGTATCGGTCAAACCCTCAAGGGCGTGACCATCTACGTTTTTCGAGATGTATTTAGCTAGATACGCAACAGCACCGCCAGACTCTTCACTAATAAATTTTGCATCAAAGCGAGCTTTCATTGCTTTGGTCTTTGGGGTTCCATTATCAAAGAATAAGTCTTTCTTTTCGCGGAATTGATAATTTTGAAGGCCACCGATGAATGCTTTTGCTTGGCCTAGTGGCATAAAAAACACGCCGTGCCAGTGTGGTGTTCCATCTTGGTGGGGTTCAACAACTCTCATTCCGTAATAGGTTAGATTGCGATAATCCGCCCAAGCGCGGAATAACTCCCAGCCTTTGCTTAACCAAGCATGAGCATCCTTAGGAGTACTGCCGTCAAAGTTAGGGTTTTCAATCCAGTATTTTCCGTGCTGCTTTAAGCGGTGGAAGCGACTAGGGGAGGTCATCGTAATGAATACCGCGATGTGATTATTACTTTCTGCATATTCTTGGCATCCTGCAATACGAGTCATTAACTCATGACGGCGGTTAGCAGGGTTACTTTGCGATGAATCAACCACAGTTTGTAGATCTATGGTATCGCCGTTCTCTGACTCAATAGCCATAAGCTCAATCCATTCGCGCTGTCTGTCTTGGCGAATAGTGAGCCATTCACAGGCAGAGATAGAAGCGTAAGGTGAGCTATGTGGTGATACCATGCCGGCAGCGCGACGAGCATTCTCAAATACAGCCACACTGATTCTGCCAATTGCTCTGCGCCAAAAGCTATCATCCATTAAGCGGACAAGTACTGAGAATGCCTGTTCATCGTCTTCGACGTGAGTGAACTGAGGTAGCCACAGAGATGCACCCACAAACTCATTCACAAAAGAAAGAGCTTGCAAAGGCGTAAAGCCTTTTTCAAAAGCAAGACGAATACGATTACCGCAACGGCCAGCCATCTCAACGGCTAACTTAGCTCGCTTAATTTCATTATCTACTTTCCACCAAGGTTCAGGCATTACTGAGAACGCCGCTGCGGCAGCACCACTTCGTTTCTCAATAAAGTCGATTGCTTTTTTGAAACCATATTTACGCAAACGGCTAGCCGCTGCCTTATCAATATAATTACGAATATCAAAAGGCAGCTTGAGCTTATTTGCCGTGGTAGAAGCAAATTCAAACACTCGCTCTCTTGGTGTTTGCTTGCCATCATGCACCCACTCACCATTGATGAACTCAAGTTGGGACGTGCCTTTTTTGTTTTCCAGGTACGTCATCAGCTCCCTGTGAATATTGCTAGGGAGCCTATTAATAGGGTTGTTTAAGTTGGTATTGCGTTGTTTCATTATGTATAACTAACTTATTAAAATATTTAGCATTTAGAGGCTAATATGAAAACGACACTCATAAATAAAACGCTAAACATGAGTTATCTCGATGGTATTCTCGACTCATTTGTTTCAAAGAGCTCACAGACTGAAACTCATGACATGGTATTCGCAATTCTGCCGCCATTTGATAAGGGGGATAATCGGGAAAACCTAAAGCCTTATCGCTTGATATATGTCGGTTCTGATGGTGAGTTCGTGGCCTTAGCACAGTTCCTAGAACACATAGGAATGCAGTGTATTAATAGAAACTCAGGTGCAATCAGCGGGTTTGATTTTGTTTTTGTTATTCCCGATGAGAGCTTGTACGAGTTGTATCCAGAGTAATTATCAGATTACTCAGCACAACTAGAGTCAGTTAAAGCGTTGATAACGGCTTTGCACTCGCCCCCAAAACTCTTCCTCCTCTAAACGGCGCTTTGCTTCGATTTGCTTTTTTAGGTCCTCAAGTGATGCGCCTTTTTCTAGTTTTCGGACGTAGTAGATTTCAACCCATTCGTTATTCAACATACTTCCACCATTAGTGTTGTTTCATTTTGCCCTTGGCGTTGTACTGCTCGATCTGGAAGGTTATTGGCTTTAACAGCTAGTCTTGTTCGCCACCTTGTATCGGTGTCAGTTTTTGGCTTAGTTTTGTTTTTCGGCTTACTCTTGATTTCCCAAGGGTCTAAGCATTTATCTTCAGTGCAAATGTAGTTAAGAGGTGTATTTTTATTGCTCTGTCTCTGGCGCTTATTCAGCCCTAACTCTTTTCTCAACACTTCCATACGACTCAATGAGCGCTCTGTTTTTACTGGGTCAAAATCAGATAGCCCTTCCATATCAGGACAAGGCATATGAGTAGGGCTGGTTGCTCTTACCCCTTTGTCATAAATAGAAATAGCAGGGCAGTATTCGACATCTTCAACAGACATATTCACCTCTCTTTGCCGCATTATTGGCCTAGCAAATGCGGCTTTCTACAAATTGATTTCGTTTAGAACGATCACATCCGAAGCCTTTAAAGCTCATCTACAGAAATACCCAACTCTCTCGCGAGCTGAATATCTTCGATTCTGTGGCGAGTTTTCTCTGGCATCTTATTCACCAGTTTTACTGGGCAAGTAGCTGGTGCTGGAGCTGCAATATTCGGAGAGGTTGCTCTAGTCTTTCGTTTTTGTTTAGGCCCGCTACTAAGCTGAGTTTTGCGCTTGTATTGTTTGCGCTTTTTCGCACAAATGGTCTCTCGATTTTTCTGGTAGTACTGGCGCTGGTACTGCTGCTTTTCTGTGAGGTTCATACTTCGGTTAACTCCTGTGCATCGACAATCATGTAGCCGCCAGCACCTTCACCCTGGCTAAGAATGCCGCGGAGTAGGTGATTACAATCTAACTGAGCGCAAGCCTGCTTTACGGCATCTTCTAATGAATCAAAGTCACCAAGCTTAGTTACTTCAGGTTCAAATGTTTTGGCGTGGCGCTTCATAGCGCCATCACCAAATAATCGAATGGCGAAGTATTCCATCACGCCCCCTTTACTTCTTGTTGCATTGCAATAAGCGCTAATCCGGCTTGTGCATGAATATCATTCCACATGCGTATTAGGTTGCTTTGAAAGTTCTCTTGTCCCTCTACAGGGTTAGAGCGGAATTTATTGATGTTAAGAATCGCCACGTTTTGCCAATGAAGTGCCTCATCAATAGTGGAAATTTGGATATTGATTGATTGTGTTTCCATAGCTACACCCCTGTAGAAAGTTAAGAAAGACTCGGTATAGGTGCTCCATTGGCAATAAAGTCCACTCCCATTGAGAAGAATGGTTGAGCGCTGCCAGAGCGGTTTTCTAGGTCATTGATTAGAAGCACTAAGTTGCTAATGCCCTTTTGTGCTCGGTTGATGATTTTGTTTCTGATAGAGCGAGGTAGGTACAGATCACCTGCATGCTCAAGCGCCATACGAGAGAAGTCACCGGCACATTCCGAGTTCTCTAATACGCGTCTTAAAAACGTTTCTTGGGTTGCTTCACTTGCATCTCGGGGTAGTTGTGCTGCTACTATATCCAGCTCACGAAGAAGTGCGTAAACAATGGAGTAGTCATCCGTTGCTTTACTGATGGCAATCAGCATTGGTGGAGTAAGCAGTCTTGCTTGTTCAGGGTTCAGCATATTGCGCATTACGTTGCGCTTGAAGCCGAGAGCATCCGCAAGATCACTCATATTGTGTTTGCCTGAAAAGGCAACACAGGCTTCATCAAAGTTGTATTGTGCAGAGCTTAAACACTCGCACATTGCTTGATTCGCTTCCATATCCGATACTCACCTTGTAGCAAGTGAAGCGAAAACCAAATGCGGGATGACAGCAGGGGTGTGAAAAGCTATCCTAAAAAGGAACGCAAGTTCACCCACGAAAGTCATGTTCATTGAATCGTTCTTTTGTGTTCTGAGTCTCGCCAAAGTCTAAGAAGGCACATCGGAACGAAGCACTGGTTTTCATACTCGGCATTGAGGCTTTGCTTCAATGCCGTTTTTATTAGTGGTGTCCAAACTTTCCGTAAATGGATTCCCATTCCTTCTTTGCTTCTGCTTTTTTTCGGTCGATATATTCGGCAAGGTCATCAACAGAAACAAAAATAGGTGCTTTAGTACCTTTGTTTGTTTCTGTTTCTTCATGGAGGCGAAAGGTAGGTACTGGAAATTCATTCGCGCTGACTTTTCCTTTAGCAGTCGCGTACTTCATTCCAAAATATTCTTCTGAGATCTCAGACAGTTTGACCACTGGTGCACCAAATACGGCGTGCAACGCATATTGAGTATTCATAAGGTTAGCCTCATTTCCACTAAACCACTGACGTGGTATAGTCTTAGTTAATCGCGCTTAACCTCCGTTCGTCTGTAAACATATCGGAGTTAATGTGCGTTTATAATTGTTTGTTTGTGTGAATATCCTGCGCTTGCACATAGTGTTTGTCAACTGTTTAAAAGTGTTTGTATGAGAGAGTGGTATTTAAGTTCTGAACTAGTTGGGCTGGAAGGTATGGCTAATTCAGCCACGGGCGTGAGCCAAAAAGCCAAAAGAAACAATTGGTTAAATAGAAAAAGCTCTACTGGCAGTAGAGCTTTGGAGTACCATATTTCTAATTTTCATCCTGATGTAAAAAGACAACTAATTGAGAAGTACGTCACAGATAAAGACGAAGCCCAACAGCTAATGGATTTGCCCCCACCATCGGAAAAAACAGCTGTGCCTTTAGTTGCGGATATACTGGAGCACACGACGCTCACAGAAGAAGCTTTGGAACTTGAACTGAGAAAGTTTGTAGAAAGTAATCCAGGCGGTACGCCTATAAGTGACTTTATTGAGCAAATGAAGCTTCTTCGCCGGAAATATGACAAAGATAACGTTACAGAACTGTCTAACGTGAAATCAGTAAAGCTAGCTTCTGAGATGGGGGATATGTGTGCTGTACCTGTCTATAACGTTTATGCCTCTTGTGGTTTTGGTGCTCAAAATGACGCTGAGTATCAACTAAGAACAGAATTCCTGCCTTGTATGTGGCTAAAGCGCTTTGGCTTAACAGAAGAAACAGCGCGCATCATTATCTGCCACGGAGACTCAATGGAAGACACCTTGAGTGACGGTGATGAAGTATTAGTGGATACTCGCGATCTGGATCACCCAGTGAAGCACGGTGTGTACGTTGTTCGCATCGGCAAGCACGTTTATATTAAACGTCTGAAGTACGACATCATGGCAGAAGGCTATGAGGTAATTTCAGACAACAAAGAAGAATATGATTCATTCATCGTGAACGAGGAGAAGCTCAATGAGTTTGCGGTGATAGGAAAAGTAGTCACCACGGTCATGAAGGCGGTGGTATAAAAGTTAAAGGCGCCCTACAGGGTGCCTTTTTTATTGATACTTTTGTAAAAATATAATGACTAAAACAATAGAAGAATATAAAACTGATTTATCTGATGTGATTGATCAAATTAAGCTTTCTCATAGCTCAAGGTTTGTTTTCAACTCAGACGAAGAGGGGTGGAGCTTATCAGGAGTACAGAAGTTTAACTTTTTTGTTGGTGCAAATAACTCAGGTAAAAGTAGAGTACTAAGGCATGTTTTAGATAAAAGTAAAACTTGGTCAATTGGTAGTGACTTGATGTCGGTCGAGCAGATAATGGAAGCAATTGACTTAGATGAGATTGAGCACCTTAGGTTTCGGTATACTAATAATATAAATGCATTACGGTCAGCGATTGTTCAGGCTAAAGAATTCACCCCAGAAGTACCAATAGAAAACTTAGCTCAAACAATCGCAAGGAAAGCTGAAAGGGAGTGTGGAGGTCGTGGTGACGAATTAAAAACTAACGCTAGTGAGTTGGTATCTGCCCACTTAGATTCTAAAAAGTTTGAGCTATTAAATGATATTTTAGTGTATAAGTATAAAGAATCTATTTATATCCCTACGCTTCGAACCCTTCGTCATATAAGTGATAAGGACCATTACAAAGTTAGGACTGTTCAAGATTACTTTCCGGGTTGTGATATAACTAATGCGGCTTCGACTAAATTCATCTTTACTGGTCATGATATTAGTGAAGATTTAAAACAACATTTGCTAGGTACTCATAAACAAAGAGAAAAGGTTCGGCAATTCGAACAGTTCCTCAGTGAACAGTTTTTTTATGGGGCAGATATCGCAATTACACCCAGAATTAAAGACAATGTAGTCTGGTTCAAAGAAGGAGATAAAGAAGAATACCCTATTTATAATCTAGGCGACGGCATTCAAGCCATCATAATTCTCACCTATAAAGTGTTTATGGCTGAGGAACCAACCATCTTTTTTATTGAAGAACCAGAAAAGTATCTACATGCGGGTATGCAAAGAACGTTGATTGAGGCGTTGGCGTCCATTCCTCACCACATGTTTTTTATGACTACTCACTCTAACCACTTTCTCGACTTGGCACTTGAGAGAGATGATGTAGCAACACATCAAGTCTCTCAGCGTGAAGGCAAGACAGTTACATGTAGCGCTACTGAACTCAATGATTTACTTGATGAGTTAGGTGTACGTGCCTCTTCAGTTCTTTTAGCAAACTGTTCTATTTGGGTTGAAGGTGTGACAGATAAGCTATATCTGCGTGCTTATATGACTAAATTCCTTAAAGATTTGGAAGAAAAAAACTCTGAACCAGAGCGGGTGAAGCGCTTGAAGAGTTACCTTGAGAATCTTCATTATGTGTTCGTCGAGTATCAGGGGGCGAATATCACTCACTGGGCGTTTAACCATGATGAAGCAGACATGGAAAAGACCAGTGCGTATCTTCTCAACAATAAAATTTTCTTGCTAGCTGATGGTGATATTGATTGGAAAGGGGAGCGAACAGAGAACCTATCGAAGCACCTTGGAGACCAGTTCTATCAATTGAAACTAAAAGAAATTGAAAACTATATACCTGTGGAAGTGATGCAAGAGACAGCAAAACTTCGCTGGAATGCGATGAGGCTGACAAACAACTGTACTTTTGACGTTTCTACGCTAACTCAAAAAGCGTATGAGCATAAGAAAACAGGGATCGGCAGGGCATTAGAACGTTGTATAACCTCTAAACCGACTAATCTTGAGAAAAGCTTTTTTGAGGAAGTCAACAAAAGTCGGACTGGTACTATTCGCGATAAAGTTACCTTTTGTAAAGAGGCTGTTCGTTACATGAATAACCACCCGAATGATTGGAAGTTGACTAAAGAATTAACGAGCTTATGTGACAAGTTATGGAAGCATATAGAGAGCAGTAATCAGCCGAGTTCAAAGTAAGCAAAGGTGTATTAGTTCAGACCAGATCTGAATTAGTACAGATAAGGTGACCATGTGGCCACCTTATCTTTATTTACCGTCTAGCTTCTTAGATAGTGCTTTACCATGCTTTGCATTTTTTAGCTTCATTACGAAATTGACACTTGTTGCTATTACCATGTAGATACAAAATAATTGTACGTAGGTTAGTACAAGTAGGAACCAAAGCCCAATAAAGCTAAACACACTTGGGTACGTTGAAAATATGCTGGTTTTAACAATGAAAACTTGTATGGACGTGCCAAGTACAAGCAATCCCATTGTCGCAGCAGATAATACAACCACACCAACTAGTAACTTAACCGTCAACTCATCTTCATCAGAAAATACCGCCACAACTTTACTAGGTTGGACGATCCGCAGAATCACATTTGGGTAAACATACGCAATCCATAAACCCATGATAGTAAAAATCATGGCTGACGTGTTTTGTAGAATAGATATTAAACTTTGTATTTCAGAAAACTTAATATCACTTCTAAAACAATAACTAACCGATGTGACAAGTAAAGCGACTATAAGATGCCAAATAACAAATTTTTGAATTGGCGACTTCATTTTATTGTCCGTTAACTACTTCTTCTTGAGCGTCTTCTTGCTCAAATGCAGCCAATAGATTATCACGTTTTAACTCTAATGCATTTAACAACCTTCGGGTTGTATAGTGACCTGTCTCATCAACACCGCCACCAACCATATCATTAACCGCTAGCACATTTTTGACTACGAACTGGTTCAACCAACAGACGCCACCTACACCATCTTTGCGGAATCCCAAGTTACGCCAATCATCCAAACCACCATCGTATTCATCATTGTAACTATCAAAGACTTTTCTCAGTTCTTCTTCAGTCGGCTTTGCATCAATGTTGACTTCAATTTTGCGGGTTTGCTTCGTTACTTCACCGGAAACAAAAGGTAAACCTCTGAAGAAGCGAGTCCAATCATTTTCTTGGACATCACGTGCTGCAATAACCTCACGTTTAACGAAATGTGTAATCTCTTTAGCAATCTTTCCTAAGTCAGCTTGTGTTGTCAGCTTGGTGTATTGTTTAGTCTCGCAACGGAACCACAATTTTTCGTTGTTATTGTCGTCATCTGACTTAAAGTAAACAGATGTGTAGTTTCCTTGCTTACCCTCCTTAACCTCACGCACCTTACGTTTAATGTTGCTGTGCAGCCACATAAAATCACGGAAGAAGTTATTTAGCATTAAAGTATCCGCAACTGAATTCGGAAAGCGGATAGATGCAAACACATTGTGACTCGGCACAAACCAATAGTAGGCAGCTTCACCCCAGATAACCTTTGCATCGTCTTCTGCTGCATCATCAGCGTTATACAAGTGGTTGTCGTCAAGTTTCGAGTCAGCACGAATGCCGTACACACCGTTACCCTTACCAATCGCTCGCCATAAAATTATCATGTAGTCCCCTGTCAACGGGTCACATTCTATAGCTTTGAGATACACTTTCTTTCTATAAGCATAACCAGGGGTATCGTCATCCCATAACAGGGTATCTTCTAATGAGATGCGGTCTTGGAACCATTCATGCACAGATTCGAGTAGGTCACCCATGCTTAAGTCTTCGCAATAGTCATCTTCTCTGTAACGATAAAATCCAAGTTTTTTGTATTTGAAAAAGGAAACAACTCCAGTACTCATTCAATAGGCTCCAGATGAAACTATTTGCTTATTGAAGCATGAAAATCTCTTATTTCAAAATAACTTAGTACGCAGAATATCGATATGACTATCACTTTATGATTTTAGAGAGGACGCCATAAGTTTTAGCACTTGCCCAATAGTTATATGAAGAGCCGCATTATGCGGCTTTTTTAGATCTTGCGTTCATGTAACTTGTGCGGAAACAGCTGAGTGTAAACTTGCCATAGAGTGTTGAGATTGCGGTGTCCCGTTACCTGAGCGACTTCTTCAATGCTGAACCCTTTCTCAAATAAGCGACTTGCACCTTCACGGCGTAGGTCATGATATCTGAGATTATCAATTCCGATCTTTTGGCAAACCTCGCCAAATCCTCGGCCAACTGAGCGTTCGTTATAGGGGAAGATACATGCGTTTTTGCGTTCTTGGCGCATGACAATGTCAAAGGCCCCGCCCAATAGTGGCACAACCATGTGGTTACCTGTTTTCTTACGAGGGTCTTTTCTGTCTCGGACGATAATCGTTTTCTGCTCTTCGTTTAGGTCTTCCCATCGAATTCGGCAAACTTCACCAATTCTCATACAGCTAAGAATGCTAAAGTCCAGCAAATCAGAGTAGGGGATTTTGTTCTCTCTACGCTGTTCGCGTTCTTCTAGTGCTTGTTTTAGCAGTTCTAGTTCGCCGGCTGTTGGACGTCTAGTTCGTTTCTCAGATTTACCAATTAGCTTCATTTCAGTGAGAATTGGCGTGGTTTCAATTATGGTGGCAAGGTTGGCAGCTACATTGAAGACAGGTTTGGCTTTTTTGAAGATAGAGCGCAGGTAGTAAACATCACTGTAAACAGTTGAAGGTTTAGTTCCGGTGGCGCAGCGGTTTCTACAGTGGTCTATTAAGTCTTTGGACGTAAGTTCATCAGTATGGATTTTAGCAATGTCACAGTCGCGCAGAAACTTGATGATTGTCTGCTTAGAACGCCCTGTATTGTCCCACAGCTCTCGATTCTCTATAAACATATCAATCAAGTGCCCAATGGGGATTGAGCGTTCCTGAGCGCCTCCTTCTTCTAATTTTCGGACTTCATTCTTTGCCCAAGCAGTGGCGAGCGTCTTCTTCTTATGTGTTTTAGAAAAACGCTTTGCGATTTTGCCGCGGTGTTTGACTGTAACCGTTGCTTTATAGCGAGACTCACCACTTGCTAAGGTTCGTTTTTCAATACTAAACGATGCCATTGTTTGTGATCTCCAAGGTGTACCAGAAAGGTATTTTAAGGGGTACAAAAGGTGTACCGTGTATCGGAGATTATAGCACTTAATATTAAATCATCTACATTGAGATTCTTTGTTAAGTGATTGAATTTGTTGTGGTAGTGAGGGCTATCTAGATGGGGTAAGGGTTGGTGGGATTAGGTGAGAATTCAGTGTAACTTATAAATAGTGGGTTTCAGAGCCATGTTCTTAGTCAGTCTCAATGTGTGAGGAGATTGTTATCCCTATCAAAGTCTAAGTCGTACAAAATAACATTAGATATGATGCTAAATACCTTAGGGTTGTTGAGGTATAGCAAGGTCGTGGCACTAGGATACATCAACTCTAAAGCTGAGTTTGCATTTTATTGAGTAAAGTTAG